AAGATCACAGTAGAGATTGAACACAAAGGTCTCAAACGTGATGGTGTTGTTGGGTATTGTGATGTAGTTGGTAATGATTATCGGCCACGGCACTTTCTGATTGAACTTCAATCCCGTATGTCTGAGGAGATGTATACAAAAACTCTTTTTCATGAACTGACTCATCTGGCACAGTGGGTAGGTGGTTCTCTGCGGTTTCATCGTGGAAAAATGTGTTATTCTCAAGAACCGGTGGAGAATTATGATTATTGGGATCAACCACATGAAATTGAGGCACGGAAGGAAGAAGTAAGGTTATACGATCAGTGGTTAAATGAGGAATAGAGTGTGCCAGTCGAACAAGTGTCACAGCAGGGGTTTCAGAACCGTCTGGTGGTATTATAATATGAAAGTAATCAACAGATACTCATGAAACTCCGTCCTTATCAGCAAACCATGCTTGATGCTATGCAGAGTAGTACGAAAGGATACGTCACTTGCGGCACCGGCGGAGGCAAGACTTTTGTAATAATCAATGATTGCCGACGTTTTCTTACATCCGGAAATGTTATTGTTATTGTTGCTCCTCAACTTCTGTTGTCTGAGCAATTGTTTAATGAGTTCGATAAACATTTATCAGACATCGATTTTGTTTATCTTCAAGTATCTTCTGAGAACAAGGTTTGGGAACGTGATCCTAGAAACCTCAAGAATCCCGTAAAGGTTCAACCACGTTTTCCAAGTACAGTGATTGATGATATTCAACATACTTATGATGTTGCACAGAAAGCACAGCAACCTCTGATTCTTTTCACCACATATAAGAGTCTTGAGCGTATTGATGCTGCTAAAATTCCTGTAACTGCTGTATATTTTGATGAGGCACATAATTGCTGCACTCGTGATGCATTTCCTGAAGTAAGTAAGATTTCTGCTAGTGCAGAGAATGTATATTTCTTTACTGCAACTCCTTGTAGAAGTCGGTCTGCTACTGGTGCGGGGATGCAGAACGTAACTGTGTATGGTGAGAATATCGCAAATGTCAAGTATGGAGAGTTGGTTGAGTGTGGAGCTATTGTTCCTCCTCACATTCATCTTCAATATTCCAATGTTGAGCATAGAGATCTTGATGAGGTTTCTGCTGACGTTAAAACTTTGCAGGAAACAATACAGCACTACGAAAAAGAACATAGTCAGTTTAGGGCACATAAAGTTCTTGTTGCTTGCCGTGGCACTGCTAACATTCAAGGTATGCAATCCATGGTTTCATGGGCCAATTCTTTACATTACGATCTTCTTACTGTTGACAGTGTAAACGGTGGATATCTTAATGGCACTCAAATTTCCATCCCTAGTTCTAAAGGTAAGTTTCTTGCTAAACTTAATGAGATGGGTGCAGATCCAGATCGTAAGATGATTGTTCTTCATTACGATATGCTTGGAGAGGGTATCGATGTTAAGGCATTTACAGCAACACTTTTCATCCGTCCCATTCTTTCTAATATTAAAGCAATCCAGGCAATGGGTCGTGTGATTCGTGCCTTTCCTGGTAAAGAATACGGTATTGTGACTGTTGTTAAACATGCTGATGATTCGGATGATGCTATCAAGTGCATTACAGATATTGTCAATCAACTTCGCACTCAAGGTGTGCCACTTGAAGAGATGTTGATTGAAACAACCTGTCGTGGTAAGGATGAAGAAATCATTGAAAATCTCAATGAAGATCTTAAGAAACGTCTCTTACAGTATGAGATTGAATGGCAGCATTCTTCGATTATTGAAGAACTGCTGTCTAGTGGCAATCCTCTGGACATTCTCGGTTGATTGTGCCAATAAATAAGTGTCACACCATCTCCTCGGTGGGTGGTATGCTCTGCTATAATTACAAAGTAATCAAGAAAAGCAAATGACTGTTGTAATGGAAGCAACCTACGCACAAAAACGTGAGGCATTACTACAATATTACAATCAAGGCATCAAACCTGTCGATCCTAGGCAACCAATTGCTGAAGAATTGGCACAAGAAATGGTGCGACAACTGAAATTGTATGGCATTCCTAAAGATGCAAAGATTGGTGTTTTTGATACTTTCTTGACACTGACTTTGACACTTATTGAGCACGGTTATAATAACATTGTTTATCTTGAGAATGACCATAAAAACTTGACACAATCGCAAGCAAGGTATTATAATACTATTAAGGGTGGATGTGCAAAGTTAGGTGTTACCTACTATTTCCCTCCTATGAACAATTACAAGAGATGTGATATGGATTTTGATGTTATTATTGGAAATCCACCTTTTCAGGATTCTAAACATGATGCTAAAAAGAACTCACTGTGGAAACAGTTCATTGATTTCTCATGGGATCGTTGCACTGTTCTGTCATTGATTGTGCCTGCATCGTTTACATCACCTGCTGCACGATTTGAAGAGGTTAAACCATATCTGAAACACCTGTCATTTAATGTTAAAAAGCATTTTCCTGGTGTTGGCGTTCAATTCTGTCGTTTTGTCCTTGACAAGAATCACGTCGGACCTTGTACCATCGAATCTTATCAGGGTGACATCTTTGAGTTAGATTTATCCACACAAACTGGTGTCCCCGAAACTGTCACACCTCAACTGATTGAGGATGCCAATTCTATCTTTCTCAACACAAGAGTGTGGCAAAAGACTTGTGAATATCACACTCAACAGAAGAAAAAGTTCGCAGATGATGGAGTGATTGATGTGATTCACGGTGCAAAAGTGCTGAAAACTAATCTTCAGCACTCGAACAATAGCAAAATCCGTGTTCAGTGCCCTACTACAAAACACCCCATCTTTACTGTTATTCAGAATGCAGGATTGAGTCAAACTCACATCTGGACTGAGGTTGATTCTGTTTCAGAGGGTGAAGAACTTTGTGAGTGGTTGAACAGCGAGAAAGTGCAAAAAGTCTTGCGTCAGTATAAGTGGGCAAATATGTATTATCCTCAAACTATCAAGCAACTTGGTTGAATTCATGGAACTGACTCATAAATTTGGTTACAATTGCAAAGAGATCGATTCTCTAATTTCTGAGAACACATTAGACCCATTTCTGAAAAAGTTGGTGGCAATTGGTAAGAAACAAGATCCTGATTTTTACGAACCATTGAAATTCATGGGAGACGGATTTGAATGGTTCGTTGAATACTTCTTCAAGTTCTTTAATGGAGATCATATTCTCACTTATACTGCAAATTATCAACCAAACAAGGATGTTGACCGTGGTATTGATGGACGTGGCATCAGCACATTGGACGGATTGCCTAATGTTATTCAGTCTAAGTTCAAGGCAAATTTTAATGATCAGTTGAATAACGAGGACAACATTGCTAATATTGCTGGATGTGCTCTTGTTGAAGGAATACAATATAACGGAAAAAATGTTATTATTATCACTAGTTGTAAAGGCGTTCATCGTAACCATGCAATGGCAGGTTTTCATTGTATTAATAGAGATCAGATTAAACAACGTGTTGACAACAATGTAGTATTCTGGAATAACCTCCGCACCATCGTAAGTGAACAGAATGGTAAGTAAGAATACTCACAATGAGATAGTTGGATCAGAGATTGAAAGGTCTAATGATCGCATTGATTTGACAGGTGAGGTATTCACACCTATGGAACTGTGTGCTCAAATGGTATCAGAGATTCCTGAATCTGTCTTGAAAGATGAGAATAGTACATTTCTTGATCCGGCAGCAGGGTCAGGGAATTTCCTATTGGTTCTGCAAACAGAATTATTGAAATATCATGAGTTATCACATATCAATGATTGTATGCTCTATGGGATAGAACTTATGGAAGATAATCATACTGAGATGTGTGATAGACTGGGTGTTTCGGTTGATCATGCTCATTTTGTCTGTACGGATGCCCTAGAGTACGATTATGGATTTGGTCAACCAGTCGGATTGGAGAATGAATTGGGTAAGATTGGAACACCTGAATTATACACACCACCAACTATAGAGAAGAGGAGTCAGGCAGTGTTACCTTTCTGACAGTTGAGGAAGTGGCACAGGGTGTCCTGAAACCCCACCAGGATGCCCTATAATACAGAGGTAATCAAGGGAACACCACTCACATGCAAATCACCAATAATGTCGTTACGGTTGATTTCTTTCCTGAGGCATTCATTGCCGAGGCAGATGAAGAGAAAGGAATGATTGTAACAGTCAAACGTTTCCAAAAGCGTGTTACTTTCAATGCGAATGGTTTGAAGTCTTATTCAACTGTGACGGCACTGACGGCACGTAATGAGTGGCGTGAGCGTATCTCCATTGATGGTAGTAATGTGACTGGTTTCAATCTTGACCAGATGCCACGTTCAGAGTATCGTCCCATGGCAGTATGATGAGTAAGGTTAATACTATTCAATACATGCTGGCATTTATTATCACGATATTCGCAATGACATCTTATTTGATGTTTCTTGCACATCGTGATTCCCAAATGATGAACTATTATGACTCAACAACAATCCAATCAGGAATTCGTAAATGATCTGTTTGACAAACTTTTTAGTCATGTAGATACGGACATGATTGACTTGCACGATGATGATTCGTGCTGTGACCATCTTCAATTTGAACAACTCATTCTTGACTTCTAATGACTGATCTAACTTTTTCTGGTGTATT